CATGAAAATGGATACACTCATAGTGAGTTTCATAAGGGCATTGAGATGTATATGGATGGTCTTGGCCCAGAGCAAGATATGGAAGCTGAAGCTGCACAGCTTGGTGACAATGCTGAAGCTCGAATAGAAGCTGCATCTTTATTTGCTAATAAGTTTTTCCCCGAAGAGGCAATGCCAGCCATTGAGCGTATGTGTGAAGGTGCTGATGGCATTATTGCTTTGGAAGCTATGATGTCTCAAATGCAAGATCCTGTTATTGGAGAGCAGGGTGTTGTTTCTGCAAACTTGACTGAAGCAGAATTAACAGAGATGATGAGAGATGAGCGTTATAGTGGTTTTAACAAAGATGCTAACTACGTTAAGATGATTAATGAGGGATGGCAAAAGCTATATGGAAGAGCTTAAAATTATGACAAGAGGGGCGTATTATCTTACGCCCTTCTATGAAGAACATGTATATGAGTTTATACACGTTATTCATCCAGAAAATATTCGGGAGCTTATAGAGTTAGGCCATACAAATATAATGGATGCGCTTATGGAGATTGTAGAAAAGGCTGAAGTTTATTTAGTTAGAGATGGTGAGGGGGAAATAGTATTTGTTGGTGGGGTTTATATTGATGAAGAACATCCTCAAATGTTTGCATTGTTTTCTACTAAGTTAAAAAATAATTTTAAAGTTCTTGCTAGAGGTTCAAAAATGCTAGTTTCTTTCTTTGACAAGACATACGGCATGATGACAATGACAATAAATGCTAGATATGAGGCCATGTTAAACTGGGCAGCATGGCTAGGTTTTGAGCCTGTTGGGACTTCTGAGTGGAAAAAACAACAATATATTGAATTTGTGCGTTGCAATTCTGGTAAAAATTATGTTTCACATGAAGCATCAAGGCCCGTAATGCACTGAGAAGCCCATTTGGATACCTTCGTTGAGGATGTAAAGCGGATACCCAAGATGCAAACAAAACTTAACTTAGGAACTGTAAAATGGCTAATACAATAGACCAAGCCTTTATTAAACAGTTTGAGACCGATGTGCATCTTGCATACCAGCGCATGGGTTCAAAACTGCGTAATACCATTCGTTCTACGAATGTGACAGGCAACACAGCAAGATTCCAGAAAATAGGTACTGGAACTGCTTCAACTAAATCACGCAACGGTAATGTCACACCAATGGAACTTGCACATACTAATGTGGAAGTAACAATGGCTGACTTTTATGCAGCGGAATATATCGACAAACTTGACGAGTTGAAAACAAACATCAACGAGCGTCAAGCTATTGCCGAGAGTGCTGCTGCTGCTTTGGGTCGTAAGACAGATGAGCTTATCACAACAGCTATGGATGCTGGTGCAAACTCAACTGCACTTCACGATACATCATCTGCCGTTGAAAAAGCAGACTTACTATCAGCTTTTGAAACATTTGGAACAGCAAGTATTCCAGAAGATGGGCAACGCTATATTGCTATGTCTCCTGCTGGATTTGCAGATTTATTTAATATAAATGAATTTGCTTCAAGTGATTTTGTTGGACCACAAAACTTACCGTTTGCTGGCGGTATGACAATGAAAGAGTTCTTGGGCTTCAAGATCTTTTCAACATCAGCTGTAGCTGGTGGTAAAAACTTTGTTTACCACATGAGAGCAGTTGGATTGGGTGTGAACTCTGATGTTCAGACCGAAGTAAACTATGTAGCAGAAAAAGTATCGCACCTAGCGACATCAATGATGTCAATGGGTTCTGTTGTCATTGATGACAACGGTGTATACGAACTGCTAGATAATAACTAGGAGGGTTAGAAAATGGCTTTTGCTTCAAGTGGACTAACTCGGGTCGGTGGTGATTCAAACGGTAGCTTGTGGATGTATACATCTGCTGATGCTATTGCGACAGTAAACACTGCTGGGTATTTTAATAGTGCAGCAAACATGCTTGATGTTCGTGACTTAATTATCGTTCGCGATACTAATGTTCCGACAACAAACTTTTGTACTGTTCTATCAAATACTGGTACTGTTGTTGACGTATCTGATGGTACGGCAGTAGCTGAAACCGATGGCGACTAATAGGTTGGGGCTTCGGCCCCACCTTTCTTTGAGGATTTTATATGGCAGTTTCCAGCACACCAGCAAGCTCACCAATAGATGTATGTAGTCGCGCTCTTATATTAATTGGTGCAGAGCCTATTACATCTTTTGATGATGGTAATAATGAGGCGTTAATTGCTTCAAACATGTATGAAGACATTGCTCGATCATCTCTTGTAAATACTAGATGGAGATTTGCTACAAACCAAGCTGTTCTTAATAGATTAACTGCTGCACCTACTGGAAGATTTGATGCTGCATATCAACTTCCTAGCGGTTGGCTAATGACACATACTGTTACTGTGAATGACACACCAATAGATTATCAAACTTATGGTGATAAATTGTTTTGCGACCAATCATCAACTTCTGAGCTTGTGTTAGATTTTACCTATCGTGCTAATGAGCAAGATTGGCCTTCATATTTTACTGTTGCTGTTGAGTATGAATTAGCATCTGTGTTTGCAGCTGCTTTGGCAAGAGATCAAAATCTTGCTCAACTTATGTCACAACAAGCAACTGTTTCTATGGTGAGGGCAAGAAACTTAGATGCACAACAACAAACAACACGGAAACTCACAACCAATAGATTTATTGTAAATAGGCGCACATAATGCAGAAGGTTAGAGTACCACTTACAAACTTTGCTTTTGGTGAGGTAAGTCCTTCTCTTTATTCAAGAACAGACACGCCAATTTATAATCAATCAGCACAGCGTGTTAAAAACTTTTTTCTAAGATCTGAGGGTGGTGTAGTTAAAAGATCTGGTCTTAAAAAAATATACCAGTTTGATACAACAATAGACACAAATAAGGTTCAGCAATGTAGATTGTTACCTTTTATTTTTTCTGATGATGAGCAATATATTATATCTCTTGAGCATCAAAAGATAAGAGTTTTTAGAATAAGTCCTGTTGACGGCTCTGTTTCTTTAATCCAAACAATTACACAAGATGTTGACAGTGCAGCTTTAAAATTTACAGATACTTATTTGCATGAGGTTACATATGCTCAAGCTGGTGATGTTATGTTTCTTGCACATTCAACATTTATTCCACAGCAAATTGTTAGAACAGGTTTAACTTCATTTCAAGTTGAGTCATTTAGGTTTGACCAGAACTTAAGTGCTTCTAAAGTTTATCAACCTTATTTTAAATTTCAAACAGCTGGAACAACTCTTGATGTAAGTAAAACAAGTGGAACTGGAGCAACACTTACTACAAGCACTGCGTATTGGGATACTTCTAGCCCATCAAAACATATTGGCACAACCGTAAGATATAATGGTTTGGAAATAGAAATTACTTCTGTAACAAACTCAACCGTAGCTGTTGGTGATATACTTGATACACTTAAAGTTACTTTGCTTGCAAACTCTGTAAAATCTAATGAAGGTTCTGCTGTTTTAGAAATAACTATGGCTAATCATGGCTTTTCAGCTTCAGACTCAATCACAGTGTCAAATGCTGGTACTATTGCTGGTATTTCTGTAAATCAAATAAATGGAGCTAGAACGATTACATCTGTTTTAAGTGATGATAAGTTTACTATTACAGCTGGATCTTCTGCCAATGCTTCAGAAATTGGTGGTGGTACACCTGATATTACAACTCATGCACCCACTACAACTTGGGATGAGCAATCATATTCTGCGCTTCGAGGCTTTCCAGCGGCAGTTACATTTCATGAAAATAGATTGGTGTTTGCTGGCTCATTGGCACAACCAGATTCTGTTTGGTTTAGTAAGTCTGCTGAGTATTATAATTTTGATGTAGGTGAGGCTAAAGACAGTGACTCAATACAGTTGACTGCTTCTGTTGGTGAAATTCAACAAATTAAACATATTGTTTCTAATCGTGACTTGCAGGTATTCTCTGCATCTGCTGAGTTTTATATACCAGCATTTCAAAATCAGCCCATTACTCCAACTAATGCTCAGATGAGAAGACAAACCCCATTTGGCTGCGGTTTTGAAAGACCTCAAGCTATTGATGGTGCAACTTTGTTTGTTCAAAAGGGTGGGCAAATTGTAAGAGAATATTTGTTTAGTGACAGTGAAGCTGCGTATGTTGCTAATCCTATTTCTACTGTTTCTTCGCATCTTATTAAAACGCCTTTAGAATTGAATACACTTTATGGTGCATTGTCTCGTTCAGAGAGCTATGTGTTTGTTTTAAATGATGATGGCACACTTGCTGTATTTAATTCTAATAGAGCAGAGCAACGTGCAGGTTGGGTGGAGTTCGTTACTAATGGTGTATTTCATTCTACAGTAACAATAGATGATCGTGTGTTTGCTAATGTAGAATATAACCTAGGTGATGGAACAAATAAAATTGTTCTTTGTGAGTTTGATTCAACATTTAATACTGATATGTCAAAAGTCTATTCTGGTTCATCTGGTGTGTTTGATGTGTCTGCTGATTTTAATAATGGAGCTGTATTAAGTGTAGTAAGTGGCAATAATTTTGTTGGAAACTTTACTGTGTCAGGTGGCAATATAAATGTATCAAGTGTTGATGCTTCACTTTCTTCTGCTGAAATAGGTTTTAAATTTGATGTAGAGTTAAAAACAAATCCTATAGATGCAAATATAAGTAATGGCCCTGCTACTGGTTTACCCAGATCTATTGGAAGTGTATTTGTTGATCTTAACACAACCTTATCTATAAAGGTAAATCAAACGGCATTAGTTATTAGAAATGTTACTGATGACTTGTCACTTCAACAGCAACCATTTACTGGCAAAAAGGAGTTTAGGTTAATGGGGTATAGTCGTGATCCACAAATTACAATAACTCAGGACGCGCCACTTCCATTGCAGATAAATGGATTAGTAGCGGAGCTAGTAATATAATGGCAGGACCACTAGCAGTATTACAATTAGCAATGGGCGCAGTCTCTGCGTTTGGACAAATTCAAGCAGGTAGGGCAGCGGCAGGTACAGCTGAACAACAAGCAGAGCAAATGGAGATTGATGGTATAGCTAATGAAGCTGCTGCCATTCAAAACATGGTTGCTAGGATTGAACAGTATGATAATGCAATGGCAACTAATGATGCTATCTTTGGAATGTTAGGTCGTGAAGATTCAAGCATTGATGCTTTTCGAGGCGCAGAGCAAAAAGTTTTAATGCGTGATTTGCGTATTTTAGGAACTCAGCAAGAACTTGAAAAAGGTCAAACTAAATTAGCGGCAATGATTGAGGTCGAGCGCGGTAAGAATGCTCAACGTGCTTCATTCTTTAATGCAATATCAGCAATGGGCCAAGGAGTGTCTGGCTACTTAAAATATAAATAGGATAAGTTATGGCAGTTATTCGACAAAGACAGCAAGCATTTCAGCGCAGAATAGGTGTTGTTAACTTAGATACTGGCGCATCACAGGTTGGAGAAACTGCATCAAGGGCTGCCCAAAGCATAGCATCTGCCGCTGAACCTTTTGCTAGAGATGAAGCTATTAGGCGCGGCACTAACTTTGCTAAAGAAATTAAAAGGCAAAACTTAATTACTTTTGATGATAATGGCACACCTATCGGCTTAACTGCACCAAGAGAGTTTGGTTTAGTGGCACGACAAGCTTATGACCAAGTAGCAGAGCGTAGATTTAATGAGTCAATGCTAGAAGAGTTGGAAAGTAAGTCTATTGAAATAGCTAAAAAATACCCTGATCCAAATACATATGACACTATGTATAGTGAATATTTAAAGGGAATGGACAAGGCAGCTGGTGGTCGCTTTGCAGAATATATTGCAACTGAAGGTGGCAAGATATTTACAAAAACAAGAACAACTCTTGAAATTGAGTCTGAAAAACAAAGATTAAAAAATATAAAAGCTGCTGCTAAATTTAATACATATAGAAAACTTCGTGAGTTAGAGCGAAGTACAGCAATGTCTGTTACTCCAGAGTCAATTATCGAGTTATCAGTACATGCTAAAGATGCTCAAATTGCTGCACAAGAAGAGTTTGCAGTTACTAAGGACAGGGTGCAATACTTTAAAGTCTTAGATGAAATAGGAAGTCATCAAGCAGGTGCAACAGTAAACTTACTTATTAACAGTGCAAAGTTTGTAAGTGATTCTCAGCGTGAGGCTATTGAGGCTGCTATTCGAAGCCCATCATTTGTTTCAATGGTTGATGATTCTACTATGCGTAGGC